ACCTTATCATAGACAGGAACACAAATCAATCCGAATGTCTTTGAAGCATCGCCCTTGCGAATAACACGACCAATAGATTGACTAATACCTATGAAGTCCATCTTTCTCATGAATAAGACCGCTTCAAGACCCTTGACATTGATACCCTCTGAAAGTATGCTATGATGTGCAACTACAAATCTACGATATGGGTCTTGACCCCAACTGTTAAGAGTATTAAAGAATGTTTCTCTGTCAACTTTCTTACCATTGATAACACCACCTGTCTTTGCTGTAATAAACATCCATGAGTATCCACGATTCTCAAGTTCCATGATAAAGTTTGACTCTGAGAATAAGCGAACAATTTGCTTTGTTGATCTTGCACAAATCAAACTCTTGTTGATGTCATTGTCATCAAGTGTCTCAAGTAAATGCTCTGAGTCTCTCTCAGCAACCTCTTGCTTGTCCTCAAGGATATTGAACTTCTTGATCTTAACTTTAGGTGGTAGAATATATCCCTGCTTGACTAACTTAGGGGCTCCAACATTACAAATGACACCACCAAATATATCTGTGTCATTCATACCAGTTTTGAAAGGTGTGAAAGAATGTTTTGGTGTCGCTGTAAAGAAATAGTTGCGAACCACATACATTGAATGATGCTCAACTGCTTCAATAAAGTTCTTTTGAACTGCATTGTGGGCCTCATCAAAATATACAGTATCAGGCAACATTGCAGTTGCATCCTGTATCTTGTGTAGAGAATGATAAGTAGTGAATATGAGTTGATGTCTCTTGCTTTTCCAATGCCACTCCTCGATCTTCTTACTATTGGTTGTGCTGTCGTGATGTGTCTCTCCACTATGAACATGAAGTACATCAACATCATCAATGAACTCAAGGAACTCTTCACATAACTGATTTGCCAATAGAATACGAGGTGCAACTACCACAATAGTTTTAAGTCTGTTACTCTTGAATTGCTCAATGGCATCCTGTATCATGCAAATAGTCTTGCCACCACCAGTAGGAACAATTACTTGTCCCTTGTTGTGTCTTGACATTGCCTTAATTGCTTTCTCTTGGTGGGGTCTTAGTTGCATCAAATAAATCTTAGATACACCTAGTATAACAAAAAAAGATCCCATGTGGGATCTTGTGTGACAGTTTGCTAACTGGTTCTTAAATTAACTTATAGTATCTCCGACAACCATACCAAAGGTATGTATATAAATTTCAAGTTTAGTGTATGCTAACCCATGCTGAACCTGTCCAGACTTGTAACTTATTTAATGAAGTATTATATACAATCGCACCTGACTCGTCAGAGCTTAAAGCATTTCCACCTGTGTCTCTCAAAGCATCCCTTTGGGTGGTTGTAACTTTTGGTGGTATCATGTATGAAAGTGATGCTCTTGATGTTCCACCCTCTACAATGTCAACGAGATTTGAGAAGTCAACCGCACATAATGGGTTTCCACTTCCAACTTTAAGTCCATGATGTGCCTTAATGTCTCCTCGTACATCTAGTTCAAATGCACTTGTTATAGTAGATGTCTTGATACCTACATTACCATTTGAATCAATAAAGAATCTTTTATCTTCTGTACTACTGACACTAAAGAAATTTCCTGAAGCAGTCATCCCTATACCAATACTATTGGTAACTTCTAAGTCTGCTAGGGTTGACATACCAACTGTGTTTCTAATATTACCAGTAACATTACCAGTAACATTGCTTATGGTTGCATCATCTACTGTTAGAAGGCCATTGATAAAGACCGCATTTGTAAATGTTGCGACTCCTGTAACCTTTGATGTTCCGTCAACTGATAATCTATGTTGTGGTTGAGTAACTCCGATGCCTAAGTTACCAGTGCTTGACAAGACCATTAATGGATTTGCATTTCCCTTGTGCCATACAAAACTACTAATTCCAGTTATGAAGTAGTTAAAGTTTCCATCGCCATGATTGATAATATCTAGTGCTTCCGAACCACTAAATGCTGACGCACCACCACCATAACGGATTTGTAAGTTATTATCTGATACTCCTGAATTTTTACCAATTACAATAGATGATGCTCCTGAAGAATCATGAATTTGTATATTAGCGTTTGCTGTATCAGTTCCAACTCCTAAACTCGCAACAGTAGTAACTCCTAAAGTTGAGATGCCTGTGACACTTAGAGTAGATGAATCTAAACTCGTTGCATTTACATTTCCAGTTACATTTCCAGTTACATTTCCAGTAAGTGAACCTACAAAACTCGTAGCAGTTACAACACCTGAGACATTTAGTGCATCAAGTTCCGTATGTCCATCAACATCTACATTTCCATTTATATCAAGGGTAGTAAATGTAGAGACACCTGATGCTGCATTTACATTACCAGTTACATTACCAATTAAGTTACCTACAAAACTCGTAGCAGTCATTGTTCCCCTGACTGTTGAGTTATGCTCTGTGTCTAATACATTTGAGTTAGTTTGGATAGAATTACCCATCTTTGCATGACTAGAGCATTGATAATGTAAAACTATTGGTGTGGTATCACTTACAACAATCTCTGTATATGCACCTGCTGAACCTTGAGTTCCGTTTACAGTCACACCTGTGGTATATGCAGTCGTTTTATCTACATCATAATAAAATCTGAGTGGATGAAGTGCATTAGTTCCATCAGACTGATCGAAACGATAAGTACGGCCTGGTGTTAGAGTTATAAATGGTGCTTCAACTCCATCAATTTTATATCCATTTGAACTACCTGAACCATTATATCTGTGTGCTGATGTTTTTGCTGCAACTGTGACCACAAATGTAACTGTAGTTCCATGTATTGATCGAATAGTGCTGTGTCCTTTTAAAGTTGGAACTGTTAGGTCAGTCACACCAAGAGTGCTAATAGTTCCTATCCCTGCTGAATTGATATTTCTGACTGTTATATCTGGCGTTCCTGTCAATCCCTGTGCGTTGGTTGCAATTGTTGCCGATGCAGCCTGAGTTGCGTTAGATGCTGTACCCGTCAAATCTCCCGTAACATTTCCTATCAGATTTCCTGAAAAAGATGTCGCAGTAATCACACCTGATGCGACCACACCACCTTCTGAATTAAAACCTACACCCTGCTGACTAGCATTTGGATTACCACCAACTTGCAATGAATTAGCTGGATTTGTAGTAAATATTCCAACATTACCATCAACATATATTGGGGATGCACCCGCACCAACGATGTTAACATTTTGCCATTGTGATGTTGGTAATCCTGTGAGTGTTGAACCATCTCCCTTGTAAGATGATGCAGTAATTACACCACTCGTAGAATCTAGAGATATAGTTGAACCAATGCTTACTTGAGTGAATGTAGATACACCACTAATTTCTAAATTATTCGCAGTAATTATTCCTATGACTTTTGCATTTCCTCTTACATCAAGGCTCTCGTCTGGGGATGTAGTTCCAACCCCGACCCGATCTCCCTTTACAACGAGAGCTTCATCGTCTACTTGAACTCCATCTCTGAAATTAAAAGTCTTTCTTATATTAGACATTTATCACGATATTTTTAGTTATTTATTCAGTTTGTTTATTACCAAAGAAACTCGTGATGGCATATCTTCCGTATCCATCATAGTAATCTGAATCCTTAATACTTACCTTAGTGACACCATGTTCGACCCATGCTGGCATCATGATTAGCGAATTGTTGTCACATTTAAACGAGTAATTATATTTAGGAAAGAATAACTCACCTCCATCAAACCTTTTAGGTTCACGATAGAAATATGAAAAAGCAAGATATTGAAAAAAATTATCGGTATGTGGCTCATAGAAATCTCCATCATGATAATACCGAACTTTTGTATGATCGTAATTACAAGTCAAAGACGGTAAACAACTATCATGTAATTTAGAGAATGGTTCTAATACCTGTGGTTCAAATATTTTTCGATTAACAGTAAGTATGTTTGACAACTTTCTATATTTTTTTGGATAGATTACATCAAGATATATCGCTTTCGCATTTGTTTTATCAACAACTCCCAAATACTCTTTTACATCTAGTAGTTTATCAGGTTTAGTATAAAAATTTAATTCCTCCCAAATTAAATCTAGTTCTTCATCATTATAAAAATTATGAAAAATCAAATGTGGGAATGGATTTTGTATAGCCTCTGCTGATATTTCTTCTGTCATTTCCAATCTGGTATATCAGGATGATGCTCCTTGATATAAGCATTGATTCTATCTAAACTATCTTGCATCCAATCCTCCCAAATGATTACACCATGTGGTGCGTGTTTCATTCCTTTGTACATCCTTTTGACACACAAAGCACCTCTCAAAACTATCAACTCATTACGATTTAGTTTCATGTAAGTTTGAATCCGAATTTTTTAGTGAACATACCTAGTAGTCCGTTTTTTAATTCTACTTCATATTTTTTATCAGTCAACTTTGCGTAGTCCATTCTCTGCATTTCAACACCGTTAACTACTGGGTTTCCATCAAAACATACAAGGTAACTATCTGAATCTCCCACAAATGATTCTTCAATTAATTTTCCATCCCAATCTTGATCTGGTTTCAAAGGATTGAATCCAAACATGAGAGTATCAGTATATGCTTCAAATATTCGATCAACTCCTAACAAATGTTTTTCATTGTAAAAATTATTTGTTTTCGTATCTCCCTCAACATATTCAGAACTAAATGGTGTTCCTAATCTTCCAGAGCCCTTCACGATTATATGGTAGATAGTATAATTATTTAATGCACCATCTATATCAATATCCCCTGCATCTGCGGTCACTCCACAAAGAGAAAATTCCTCACATTTTTTAAAAAATCTTTTATAACTCATAACTCTACCCTCCTTACTTTTAGAGTGAATCTATCTCTCTCGTGATATTTACCTTCAATAACTTTATCTATCAAATCTCGTACTTCAAATTTGTCATCCATTTTTTGTGGTATATTATCTAGTAATGTCTCTAGTTTTTTCTCTTGTTCTTCTACCCTCTTTAATCCAAATTTTCTTACTAAAGTATCTGAAAAAGTTTCAAGGTCAAACATATCAAGTTCATCACAATCAATCGCTATGGGTGTATAATCATCAATAGATTTTCTTGACTTTTCATAGCAAAATTTGACTACTATTTGATTTGATTCTGATATGTATTCTACTATTTTAAATATTATTTTCATAAGTTTTAGATTTAATTACTTTAGCCCACGGGTTGACCATCATAGATGTTCGATTACCTGTAAAGTCCTCTACATTATGTGGAATCCCTGCTGCAAATATTACCAATCTGTTTGTTTTTGGTAATATTTTATCACTACCTAATAATAACTCTCCACCCTTCATGTTGTCAACATAAGGATAGTAAATTATGGTACATAGTGGAAAACTTAACATATTTTTCTCGTCAAATAATTTTTCATCCTTATCTCGATGCCAACCTTTGACGCAAGTGTTTAAACGAGTCCAAAATTCATAACCCACAGAGGATGATAAATTGTAAAATTTACTCGCAATATTAATCATTGCTAAACAAAAATTATCGTACAAATGATTTTGATCCATCATATAAAAAAATGGATCTTTGGTGGATTCATCTAAAGATTCATGAATTTTAGATACAGATTCAGAATCTAAAACATCATCAATAACTATGTTAGTTGGAATCATCTTGTTGAATCATCCCCCATGATGTAGCGATATATTTAGTGCCACCAAGTGGTGGATTACCTCTGTGTGTATGTGTAAAGGAAGCTGGAAATATTAATACATCCCCTGCTACTGCTTCCTCTCTTCTTTGTTGATATAAAAATTCAGTTTCACCACCATCGAAGTCATCATTTAAATAAATTTGAACAACAAACTGTCGTGCAGCAACATCTAATGCACCATTTTCATAGTGCCACGCATGAAACCCACCACCAGCCGGAATCTCTTTTAATTTCAAATCATGTAATAAAAATTTTCTCATACCTAACACATTAAATGCCTGTAAATATTCATCTACGCAAGGTTTAATTTTAGGAAAAATCTCCTCTGCAATACGACTCGATGCTGAAAAGTTAAAATCATGTGAAATATTTACGGTCTTATGATCTTCTCTTGTTAATTTTTCTCTATCGTAAAAAAGTAAATGATTTTTATCAAAAAACTTAATACCATCTATTATTCTCGTACAATCCTCTTTAGAGAAAGCACCACTATACCTTCTTATTAAATCAGTCTCAAATGCCATAATTTAAATCTAGTGCTTATATTATAGCACACCTGTAGCGTTTGTGCTACCACTTAATGTTCCACTATTACTTATATTCACTGTAAATCCTGAGTTTCTTCTTATCGCTGCTCCATCAGGGCCTCCTGCTCCTCCTGCTGAACTCGAACCCTCTCCACCAAATCCTGTACCACCATTGTCTGCTGCTTCCCCTACTG